TTTGCGTAATGTTAGACCTGATAGAACAGAAACAGCTGTTCCAAAACTTTTACCATTAAATCCATTTACAACAACGAATGGATCTACAACAATATCTGTGAATGAGCCAGATCACGGTAGATCAACTGGCGACACTGTTTGTTTTAGAGATTCAAGTGTTGTTGGTGGTGTTGCTGCAGCGACTATAAATTTAGCGACGGGATATACAATTACTAAAATAGATGCAGATAATTATACCTTTGCAACGGCTACAACATCTAGTATAAGTGAGACAGGAGGAGGTGGTTCTGCATCAGCAGGGCCAGTAACGATAACAGCATGATTAAAAAGATAAAAAATTTTATATGTAATTTATTTGGTATTAAACAATGTGCATGTCCTGAAAAGGATGAACATCTTCAATTATATGAAGATCCAGCTGAACCAGAAACTCCAATTTATGAAGACGTAAATGGTAAAGCAGTAAAATGTGGAACACATAATAGATACAAAAAAAGTTGTCCTATTTGTAGAGAGATAGCAGGAGTATTATAATGGCAGGATTAAGTGCATCAGGTTTAAAAACACAAATTAGAAGTTACACAGAAACAGATTCTAATGTTTTATCAGACAGTGTATTAGAAAATATTATTTTAAATGCACAATATAGAATAATGAGAGATGTTCCTATTGATGCTGATAGAAAGCAACAAATAGGTAATTTTATAGCAGGTCAAGAACAAATAAATGCGCCTGCGGGATGTTTATTTATAAGAAGTATACAAGTTTATGATTCTACATCAGCTGTTACAGGGGATAACTCTTATTTAGAAAAAAAAGATTATACATACTTACAAGAATATATACCATCTACTGAGTCTGCAAAAAGGGGTAAACCTAAATATTACGCTATGTATGGAGGAGCAACAGGAGAGTCTGATACTACTTCAGGACGTATAGCTATAGCTCCTACTCCTGATCAAAACTATAAATTTAGGGTGCATTTTAATTTTATGCCTGCTTTACTAGAAAATAATGACACTAATTATATTAGTCTTAACTTTCCAAATGGTCTATTATATTGCTGTCTATCAGAGGCATATGGATTTTTAAAAGGTCCAATAGATATGTTGACACTATACGAAAATAAGTATAAAACTGAGATACAAAAGTTTGCTAACGAGCAAGTCGGTAGACGAAGAAGAGATGACTACACAGATGGTACTGTTCGAATACCGGTAAACTCAGTAAACCCGTAGGAGAAAATTATGGCAATAACATCGGCAATATGCAACAGTTTCAAACAAGAGGTCTTAGTTGGAACTCATAACTTCACAGCTACAACTGGTGATCAATTTAAAATAGCTTTATTCACTAGCTCTGCAACTTTAGGAGCAGGGACTACAGCTTTTGCAACAACTAATGAAATATCTGGAACTGGTTATACATCTGGTGGTTCAAACCTTACTAGTGTAACTCCAACTTTAGATTCATCCACTGCAGTCTGTGATTTTAGTGATGTAAGTTTTACATCAGCATCTTTTACAGCAAACGGCGCGTTAATTTATAATTCAGATAAATCAAATAAAGCAGTTGCTGCGATTGCATTTGGTGGAGATAAAACAGTTTCTTCAGGAACTTTTACAATTCAATTCCCGACAGCAGACGCAACTAACGCAATCATAAGATTAGCATAAGGAGGTTCTCCTTATGGCAAACACTTGGAACCTATCAGGAACAACCTGGGGCGTAGGAAACTATGGCCAACAAAATATAACTACTATTTTTCCAAGTGGTTCCTCTACAAGTTTATCACTAGGAAGTCCTAATGTTTTTCCTGAACAAGGTTGGGGATCAGATACTTGGGGAGTTGAAAACTGGGGTCAAACTGGATTAGCATTCACTCCTACTGGTGTATCAGGAACTTTTTCTGTTGGTGCTATTACAGGATTTGCTCAACAAGGTTGGGGTAGATCTGAATGGAATTCTGGACCATATGGAGAAAGTTTTAATCCAGTAGTTACACTAGCAAGTCAAGTAATTACATCATCAGTTGGTTCGGTTACAGCTTTTCCTGAATCAGGTTGGGGTAGAGACACTTGGAACTTTGAGTCATGGGGCTTTAGTGGTGTAACTATAGAAGTATCAGGATTTACCATAACATCAGATCTAGGTCCTAATGGTTGGGGTAATGCATCTTATGGTAACAACGGTTGGGGTATGTTTACTTTAAACCCTGCAGATGTAGTAGGACTATCAGGACAACAAATAACTTCAGCAGTTCCTCCTCAATTTGATATACCAGAACAAGTTCAAGGTTTATCTATAACTAGTTCTGTTGGATCAATAGCTCCAGATAATATGTCGATAGGATTGTCTGGCCAGTCATCATCTTTCTCAGTGGGATCTGTTTTACCTGCTGACGTGGTAGGATTAAGTGGTGTATCATTTACTAGTTCTTTAGGCACAGCAGAAGCTAATGATGCACAAATTATAAACATTAGTGGTCTTGCAACAACGTCAACTGTAGGATCTATATCTTTAGATCAAATGACTGTGGGATTAGGTAGTCAGTCAATGACAATATCTGTAGGATCAATAGGGCCTTCAGATGTAGTAGGATTAACAGGACAACAAATAACGTCTTCTGTCGCAGGATTTGGAGTATCCACAGGGTTTGGAATACAAGCTTATCAAGATGTTGACACAGGTGTTAATATAACTTATAGTGACGTCGCATAGGAGAAAATTATGGCATCAACATTTACACCTTTAGGAGTAGAACTTCAAGCAACTGGCGAAAACGCGGGAACTTGGGGTGATAAAACAAATACAAATTTAAGCCTTCTTTCACAATTAACAGGTGGTTTTAATTCACAATCAATAGCAGGTGGAGCACAAACTACAGCATTAACAATTGTGGACGGTAACACAACAGGTACAGCTCAACATAGAATAATTGAGTTTACAGGGACTATTAGTGGAAACCAAATAGTAACGATACCTACTGACGTAGAAAGTTTTTATCTTTTAAGAAACTCAACATCAGGTGCTCACACAGTTCAGTTTAAATACGCATCTGGTTCAGGAAGCACGGTTACATTTTCTGCTACAGACAAAGGTGATAAATTAGTAGTTGCCAAAGCAGATGATGTTACTAATCCAAATATTGTAGAAATAGCTTTAGGTCTTACAGAGATTTCAGAAGATACATCACCACAATTAGGTGGCGATCTAGATACTAATGATAATAATATTATTATTGATGATGCACATGGAATTAATGATGAAAACGGAAACGAACAAATTATATTTCAAACAACAGCATCAGCCGTAAACCAATTTGATATTACTAACGCTGCAACAGGTAATAATCCTTCGATTTCAGCTACTGGTGGTGATACAAATATAAGCATAAACTTGGTACCAAAAGGATCCGGAACTGTTCAAGCTAATGGATCTACTTTAGCAACGACAGGAAAAGCTATTGCAATGGCATTAGTTTTCGGTTAAAAACAAACTTAATAAGGAGTAAACTATGGCAGCACCAAATCTAGTTAACGTAGCAACTATAACAGCTAAGTCCGTACAAGCGGCGTTAAGTACTACATTGACAACTGAGATTCTAGCTAATGCTTCATCATCTGGTAAAGTGTTTAAAATTAATAACATTTTAGTGGCTAACATTGATGGAACTAACTCAGCAGACGCTTCAGTTGCAATTACAAAATCAGGTGGATCACCAATCATGATCGCATCTACGATTGCAGTACCAGCAGATTCTACTTTGGTTGTCGTCGATAAAGACACAGGTCTTTATTTAGAAGAAGGCGATAACATTGAAGCAGGAGCGAGCGCAGCATCAGACTTAACTATCACGATAAACTACGAAGAACTATCGTAATAAGGGTCTAATCAAATGGCTCATTTTGCAGAAATCAGATCTTCTGATAACGAAGTTTTAAGAGTTGTAGTCATTAGCGACGAAGATGTAGCTGCCAACGGTGGTGAACTTTCAACTCAAGCAGAAACTTTTGTTAAAAATTTATTAAAAACTGGTGACGATACATATTGGAAACAAACTTCCTATAATAAATTATTTAGAACTAATTTTGCATCTAAAGGTGGTGTATATTTACCATCAGAAGATGTTTTTCATGAAAAACAACCAGAGGGTCATCCTAGCTATATATTAGATAAAACAACTTATACTTGGCATCCACCTCTTCCTGTCCCTGAAACTAGACCTGCCGTCGAAGCGCCATTTGAAGCGCCAGAGGAATGGGCTCTTCTTTGGGATGAAGATTTATGGAATAGTTCAGGCGAAAAAAATGGTTGGAAATGTCAAGATGGATATGGTAGATTTGATGATCCAACGTTAGGACCAATTTACTATTTGGATCAAGAAACAATGGAATGGATAAAAAAATAATATGACAAGTGTTTTAGGACAAAATGATAATAATGGTAGCGTTGTAGGACCAGAAAATAATCCTACAGTTGACGCTGATCAAACAACAGAAATTACATCAAGCACAACTTATACTCCTATCGCACCAACAGGAAACGTTTTAGTTATTGCTGGCGGTGGTGGCGGAGGCCAAAACGGCGGCGGCGGAGGCGGCGGAGGAGGAGCAATCTTCTATCCGAATTATCCAATGCCTGGCTCAGACATAGCAGTTGTTATTGGAGCAGGAGGAGCTTCTGGAAATGGAAATGCTGGAAGTGATTCAGAATTTAATGATGGAGCAGGAGGAGATTTAGAATTAGTAGCCAAAGGTGGCGGCGGAGGAGGAACTCAAGCTCCTGGCCAAGGAGGAGGTTCTGGGGGTGGAGCAGGACACGCAGGAACACTTAGCGGTGGAGCTTCAACTCAAGCACCTAGTATGCCATCACCTATTCAACCTTTTGGTTTTGGAAATTCAGGTGGAGCTAAAACAGGACCTCAAGGTGGTACACAGTCTGGAGCTGGTGGCGGAGGAGCTGGCGGATCCGGATCTGATGGTGGCCCAGGCGTTGGCGGAAATTCAAAAGATTTTGGCGGTACTGCTGGTCCCGCAGCTGATCCAGCATTTGCACCTTTTGGTTCTTCAGGAACTTTTTCAGGAGGCGGCGGAGGCGGTCAAGGGAACGCTAGAGGAGCTGCTGGAGGCGGCGGAGGCGGAGCTGCGTCTGGAGGAGGGTCTGCAACAGCCAATACTGGAGGCGGCGGAGGCGGCGGAAGACAGCCACCTTTACCTGGTGGAGCAGGTGGATCAGGAGTTGTATTAGTTCACGAACAATCTACGGCATCAGGTCCGGGAGTTTGGGATATGCAAACTGTTTATACTTTTAGAAGAACTAACGACTGGCCTTCATAAGAAACCTATTGTAATAATCATATTTTGTAATATATTATCCTTTATAAAGGATAATGAAAGTATTAGGTATTAATCTTAGTCATAACGCTTCTTTCTCTATAGTAGAAAAAGGTCATTTACTTTTTTCTTTAGAGCAAGAAAGAATATCAAAAAAGAAAAAAGATTCTGAAATAAATCTACTTTGCAGTAATTTAAATGGAAGTCACTTTCCAATAATTGGTTATACTTCTTATGATTTAACTGATGAAAAATTAACTTATCTTACAAATAAACTTAAATATGATTTGACAAAAGAAAATATAACTTATGATAAGTTGATACCATATGACAGGCATCATCTAACACATTGCTACAGTTCTTTTTATAATTCAGGTTTTAAAGATGCTATATGTTTAATTATAGATAATGGTGGTACTTCTTACACATTAAATGGTGTTTCATTAGGTCAAGAATTAATTTCAATATATAAATTATCTTACGATAAAGAACCTGAATTAATTTATAAACTTTGCATAAATCGTTTTGGTAAAAATTTTTCTATGGGTAAATACCACAGTTATAATTGTATGAGTCCTGCTGGTATATTTCAAACATACAAACACGTATTAAATTTAAAAGAAGAAGGTTCGATAATGGGATTAAGTTCTTATGGTAAAGATAATAAGGAAGTAACTAATATTTATGATAAATCTGATTTATTTTGTAAAGTAAATATTAACTTTAATGATTTTATTATTAGAAGAATTAAAGTTCCTGATGAAGATTTTTGTTATCGAATACAAAAAGAATCTACTGAAATTGTTAAAAAATATATAAATTTAATAATGAAAGATTACGGAAACAATATTTGTTTAAGTGGTGGTTTTTTTCAAAACTCTGTAGCTAATTATGAATTTTTAAAAATAAGCTCTAATATATTTGTAGATCCAGTTTGTCATGATGGCGGCACTTCAATAGGTCTTGCTCATCATTTAGATTATATAATAAATAAAAATAAACCCATTAAATACACAAATTTATATCAAGGACCAATTTATAATAATAAAAATAAACTTTTACATTCAAACATTTTAAGTGAAGAAAAAATTAAAATTATAGATTGTGATAATAAAAAAGTAGCTCAGTTATTAAAAGACAATAAATGTGTAGGTATTTATCAAGGAAGATCAGAAATGGGTCCAAGAGCTTTAGGAAACAGATCCATATTATTTAATCCAATTAATGCAAATGCAAAAGACAAAGTTAATTTAGTCAAAAAACGAGAGTGGTTTAGACCTTACGCTGGCACTGTTTTGTTTGAACATACTAAAGATTGGTTTAATTTAGAAGGTAAAGATGAAACACCTTTTATGTCTTATGTTGTAGATGTTAATAAAAATAAAATTAATAAAATACCTGGTATATGTCACGTCGACAATACCTGCAGAATACAAACTTTAAAAAAAGAACATAATAAAAATTTTTATGAAATAATAGATGAGTTTTATAAAATTACAGGTGTGCCTGTTATTTTAAACACATCACTAAACCAAGCTGGAAAACCTTTAATTGAAAGTATCGAGAGTTGTTTTGATATGATTTTAGAGTCTAAGATTGACTTTATATATTTTCCAGAATATAAACAAGCTATAGAAAGTGTATGAAGATACTAGGAAATAAAAAGATAGAAAAAAATATTGTAGTTATAGATAATTGGTATAATGAAAATGAATTAAAAGCAGTTTGGAAAGAATTAGATTTTTATTCAGAAACACAAAATTTAGAAAGAGCATCTAAAAATTTATCTGTGACTGGTTTAGATGAAAAAGGTGAACCTCAAGCTAATTGTTATAGAATATATTTAGATGATTATTATAAACAAGGTAAAAGACACATTTCACCTATTCTTAGATTAATAAATAAATTTGTAGATAAAAATATGCACAATGAAATTAAAACAATAAAAATGGGTAGACAATTTCCTGAAACAAATAGTGATATTTCTTTTGTGTCTTATTATGAAGAGGGAGATAGTTTTAAACCTCATTTTGATGTATTTCAATTTACAGCTCTTATATGGTTATATAAAGAACCTAGACAATTTGAGGGAGGTGATTTAATATTAAATGATTTTAATAATGAAATAGTTGAAGTAAAAAATAATAGATTAGTTTTTTTTCCATCTTACTATATTCATCAAGTTGAAAAAATAAAAATGAAAACAAAAGATAAATTTAAAGGGCGATACAGTATTTCACATTTTTTTTATACTGTTCCTTCAGGTAAAATATGAGAACAGTAATAAATAATTGGTACTATTATTTTCCAAATGTAATTAGTCCAGAGATGTGTGATAAGATAATTAAATATGGTAATTCTTTACAGGAGGAAACAGCAAGGACAGGAGCGTTTGCTGAGTCTCATCCTATGAGATTTACTCCGGAAGGCAAAAATATAACTCTTACTGAAGAACAATTAAAAAAATTAAAAACAGAACAAAGAGATTCTAATGTTTCATGGATTTCTGAACAGTGGTTATATGATATATTAAATCCATATGTGCGAGACGCAAATAAAAACGCTAATTGGAATTATGATTATGATTATGTAGAGCCAGTGCAATTTACAAAATATAAATTAAATCAATTTTATAACTGGCATTGTGATAATGATTTTAAAACATACGATAGACCTAATGAACCAAATGTTCATGGAAAAATTAGGAAGTTATCTGCTATCGTGTTTTTATCAGATCCGTCTAAATATGTTGGTGGTCAATTAAAAATAGATACTAGAGATAATCCTGTTGGATGTAATATTATAGAAATAACACAAAATACTAAAGGTAGTATTGTTGTGTTTCCATCTGGTATATGGCACAAAGTTTTTCCGGTTATCTCAGGAGAGAGATATAGTTTAGTAGCATGGTATCTCGGAAAACCTTTTAGATAATGCAATTAGAATATCTTCCATCACAACCTATACTTATAGATATTGTTCCTAATGAATTATATGATTCGTTATTTAGAGAATCTAAAGAAGTGTTTAATAATACAGAAGAGTTGAAAAATAAAGATTTAGCTGGACACATAAAGCATT